CTGAGTCATATTGACCGAATTCACCGCTGAAGAATTCTGGCGTAGGATCACGCTTGGTTATACGCCAGACCTTCCCCGGTGTGAAATTGATTTGAATTGCTTTCAGGACTATCTGTCCGAGCCATTTTAGAGTTTGTTCCAAGTTGTCATAGAGACCTCTATTACCCTTAAGTCCATTAGAAGCGCGCACCTCCGCGAGTCTTCCCGAAACTTGGGAGTCACCTGTAGAGGAAATACCGAGCAGTTCTTCTGAACCCCCGGGGATCTCCATGATGTTCTTGTCGATAATGTCTTGGTATTGCAAGTAGCCCGGAGGCACTTGTGGGGCATTAATCTCTCGAATATCTGCGTTGACGTCGAATCCATCATTAAGTACCACGTTCCTAGATTGACCAGATTGTAAAAGCATCGTAGGATCAACCACAGCGCCGTTCTTAGAGATCCAGCCCGTATTGATTACCGATTCCATTAAATCTATTATTTGAGAATGGCGCCTATTGTACTGACGCTGAGCATCATAGATAGAGCGGACTAAGCCCTGTATCTTGAGCTCTATCGTGTCCAGAAGGGGTTCAAAATATCCTATGATTGCGACAAAAGGAAAACAATCAAGGCCGGTAGGGTCAGGACCACTATACAGAAGACGCCCACCAACGATGATGTTGAGTTCGACAGTCCGTTTGTATGAGTTGATGATTTGGATATTTTCGTTTTGCGCGATTGCTTCGCGGATCTTTTCTTCTTCTTCTTTTGTGCCATTCCATTCCTGCGTGACGCCTGTATCTAAGTCTACCAGATACTTCTGAGGCTTGTTTACCCTCACCCAATATTGGTCATAAGTGAGGAGGTTTTTAGCTATATAAGTTGAATTGTATTGACGATATATCCCTAGGTATTGATATTTATTATCGCGGATCCCTGTCGGTATATTATCTATAATTGAAGGATCGACCCAAGGCAGCATGCACTTGACTTGCTCTCTGCTAAGGAGATCCCTCGTTGAAGCTTGATCGCAATCGGATAGATCCCGCTTTGTGAAGTAGGGATCCAGCATGAGTGCGTTGAAGGGCTTCCAGTAGAACTTGATGTCACCATTGACTTTATCTTTTGAGTAGTCGATGTAGATACCGACGATAGCCAAACCTGTTTTGAGACAGTGCTCAAACGCTTCGGAAATGACATGATGTGCATCGCCTTTATCATAGACATACAACATAACGTCAGAGAGGAGATCAGCTGTATCCTCATCAGAATCTTCGACTGGAGCACACACAGTGCTAAGACGGTTTTCACGTTCATACCCACTATACAGATTGACTACTCGCCTAACTTTGTTAAGCTGAAGCACCATTCTCTTTTGCTGCTCAAGCGAAGTTTTTTCTACCTGCGTCCATTGATCGCCGGCGTACATTCGCAAGTCTCTATATGCAGCAGCATAGTACACACCCCACGTGCGATACGCGTCATAGAAGAACTGGTTAAACTTATAAACTTTATCGTTAGACTGGGGAGTATACGTCATGCGTCCACTGGATGAACGTTATAAGCACCAACAGGAATTTCACTGGAATTCCAGTTCTTGCTCTTCTCCCTTATTATCTAAAATTTCAGTTTAAATGTCGAATTCACCACACCACATAGTTTCTTCTACGACCGGGAAACCGTTCTCTTCTGCGGGAACAAGTTTCGGAGGAAACCGGCGACACTCTCCATAGTCAGACAGCATGAGATCACTATCCACATCATCATCGTACTCATATACGTACGGGCAGAAGTGCCGGCAGTTTTTACACGCTCTTTCAGGTTTGCTATTAGGTTTAACATCTTCAGGCCACTCCTCGATTGTTGCTGCCATTTACACACTCCTTCTTAGTTTACGCCACTCTTCTGCGGAAAGGCCGCGTCCTATCTGCATACGGTCAATTGCTTGTACTCCATAGATCAAAGCCTTAGCGCCGTGAGACGCCCAGTCATGCAAGCTCTTCTCTCGATAGCATCCTAGTTTCTCGTTCCATTCCTTCTTGAATGCGTCGATCGCTTTTAGGCCTTTATCGCACTTAGATTGGTCGAACCAGAATCTAGGGAAAGCGTTCCGAACCGCCTCAATACCGAACATTTCGTTCGGGTCAAGGGGGACGATCTCAACCTTAAGACCAAGCCCTCTAGCCACATCTGCATAAGACTTTCCAGTAGCTTGGGATCTGGATGCAGCGTCGTGAGGCATGAAGTGTTTCTCGAAGACATAAGGCATCCTCTTTATCCAGTTAACGTAATGCGGTAGCGATTCATCGCTGTTTTCATAGTAGTTCAAAAAGTGAACCTCTTTCCCGACAAGCTGCCACACCCAAATTGCGGTACTGTCCCCTATACCAATATCCCAGCTGCTAAACGTAAGAGCGTGTTCGTCGTAAGGCAGACTGCATATCCTGCGTTCGGCTCTAGCCTTCGCCATCTGTTGACCCCAATAAAGGCCTTCATTAGCACTTAGGAATGATTCTTCAGGGGTTGTGGGGTACTCTCTTGTCATCCATTCACCTTGTGTTTCTGACTTCTTAACGTACCAAGCTTTTTGCTCAGGCGTGAAGACATGGTTTATTTCGCTTTGGACTTTCTCGAAATACTCTTCCTGCTCTTTGGTGATGACGACTCCCTTGGGATCCAATGTATATTCAGGATGTTTCCACCAGCTAAAAAACCAGAACTTCCAGTCGAGTTTACCGAGCTCTTGTCCGGATTCTTGTTGATCCATCGCCTTCTTACACATGGTGTAGAACGCGCCTCCCCTACCCCTAGCGGTACTTTCGATACAGCAGAATTGACCTGCTTGGATAGTATTGAGAGCTCCGGAGATGATTTCATTGGCCTTTCGTGGATTTTCCACACATATCTTGGCGAACTCCGTAACATGAAGTAACTGTAGGGTTCCTGACCGTAGAGAAGTCCCCACCCTGAATACCGATCCATTCTCGAACCTCAATTCATTTACGTTATCTCTCTTAGCTGGAGCCATTTGCTTAAGCCAATCAGGCAGGCAGTCATACGCAAACTTAACCTTATCAACAAAAATTTCTTTTGCATTAGGCTTGTTATCTGCTATGATCGCGGCATTGATATTGTGATTAAACAGGCAGGTATCAAGAAAAAGTAAGGCGTGAAATGTCGTCACGCCTAACTGTCGGGCCTTTAATATAATATTAAGATAATGAGGCTTCATAAGCTCTAACTGAGCCCAGTTAGGTTTGAACAACACTTTGTTGCCTGATTTATCCTTTATGTAATAAAGGTTAGACAGGCGCCAAAGTTTGTTCGATAGTAGTTCTACTGCTCTGCTTTCCTCAAAATCCATTCTATTCCTATCTATTTGCTACAGGAAAGTCTGGGGGAAAGTATTCCCCTTTGACTTTGACCCATTCAAGGCTTCGCTTCTGAACTTTTCTAACGGGCAGATCGGCACAGTCTTGGCACAATCTTATTCCCCCAAGCACATGCTCGAAGACCTCTAAATCATCTTTTATTCCACAATTCTCACAACTAAGCTTGTTCCGGGCCTTTATCTGTTCCTTGGCTTTCCCCATTATTCTCCTTAGGCAGTTCCTTTCGATTGCTTAAAATCTCAAAGGCAGTTATGTCTTCGACCGAAATGAAGATGTCATTAACATGGTCGTTCATCTTAATAAACTTAGGATGAGCAACCAATTCATCTAACGTAGCATCATCACAATACATTCCAATTAGTTGACCGTTACCCAGAACGATCTTTAACATGTGATCTTGTTGATTCGTCATTATTCTCCTCTAATTAATTCTATTCATTTTGGGCTTAACACAACCACCCGATTGTTAACAGGAAATCAAGTTGATCATCCTGTAACTCAAGATATAGAAAATCCAATTAATTTACGACAAGACATATTTTTCTTGATTACTGAAATTTCTGTGTGATATCTTGTAAACTAACAACTCAAACATGGAGGCACACATGGCTAGCTGGTCTTTAGAAGTTAATGACGACGGGTATGTAGTGGTAAGAGGTAATGTTCCTTTACCTGAATTTCAAAAGCTTCTGAAGAAGTATTGCAACGACAATTGGATGGTCGATATGCAGTGGGCTAAAGAGTTAGATGCTACCTTTGTTATCTGTAAGCCAGAACTAGCAAAGGAGTGGAAGAAGAATGCAGCTTATTAACAATATCCCTGTCTGGGGAGATCCAGACGCCGAAACAGTTTTACAGATGCAGGAGGCTTTTAAACATGACGGACTTTATGCTGCTCTCATGGCTGATCATCATATCGGTTACAGTGTACCTATCGGTGGCGTTATTGCTTATGAGAATCGCATATGTGTTAACGGGGTGGGTTTCGACATAGCGTGTGGGAACAAGGCTGTTCGCCTAAATGCGAACGCTGACGAGGTAAGACAGAATATTTATCGCACCATGAACGAGGTGCAAAAGCATATAAGCTTCGGAATAGGTAGAAAGAATGAAGAGAGAGTGGAACATCAGCTTTTTGAAGATCCCCGGTGGCTTGAGATTGGCATCCTTAAACATCTTAAGGATAAGGCAATACAGCAGTTGGGAACCGTCGGATCAGGAAATCACTACGTGGATATCTTCGTCGATGATGAAGATCGCGTGTGGGTTGGCGTTCACTTTGGGAGTCGCGGTCTCGGTCATAGCATATGCACTTACTTCATAGAAAAAGCGGGAGGGAAGGATGGAATACATGCAAAACCAGTTGTCTTGGACGAAACTTCCGACCTCGGAGAACAGTATCTTAAGTGTATGGACATCGCTGGTCAATATGCTTACGCGGGTCGGGACTGGGTTTGTTCGCGCGTGGCGAAAATACTCCGAGCGGACATTCTGGACGAAGTACACAATCACCATAATTTCGCATGGAAAGAGTCTCACTATGGCAGAGACTTATGGGTCGTGCGTAAAGGGGCGACGCCTAATATGCCCGGCATGCGCAGTTTCGTTGGCGGTTCGATGGGGGACTATAGCTTCATCCTTGAAGGAGTGGATAGCCCTGAATCAAAGAGTTCACTTTATTCCACCATCCACGGGGCAGGGCGGGTTATGGGTCGCGCTCAAGCTAAAGGGAAGTATAATCGCAAGACAGGTGAAGTTATTAGAGCTGGGTTGGTATCCAAGGACGACATGGAAGATTGGGTTAAACGTTTCGATGTCGAACTCCGGGGAGCTGGCGTGGACGAATCGCCCCATTGCTACAAACGCATAGAACAAGTCCTGTTCGCACATCGCGACACGGTTAAGGTAGTACAGCGTCTAAAGCCGATAGGCGTTTGTATGGCCTCAGAAAACGAAATAGACCCATACAAGGATTAGTATGCAGATTACTGACGAAGAAGATAAAGAGCTTCAGAATCAAGAAATTTGGGCTAAGGTCTTTTACGATGGCTACTTCTATAAGCTAAAAGACATGATGCTCTGCGTGCAAATTCAGATCCCTAATCCGGATGCGAACGATTCCTTTAAAGGGACAACGCAGGTTTTCTGTCCTATAAATGCTGATGAAGATGGTAAGGTAGATCTTACTCCCTTGCTTCATTCGTTTCTTGCGGCTATGAAGAAGAATCCTAAGAGCGACGTTAAAGCTTACGCGACTGGCTTCGGAAGGCAATTCCACTTCAATAAAGCTCTGTTGAGCACCCCAATTCCTCAATCATTAATCGACGCTTTTAAAATAGGTAAACCATGTACGTAGACCAATTCACTAGCAACGAAGATGTTGCTGAACAGTATGCCGATTATTGCGATGAAGCTTCAAAAGCTCGGATCTTAAAAACGTTAAATGAAAGCATAGTTCATCTGGCCTATTACGGAACGGGAAGCTACGATGGAACGTCGTTAGTGATCTTTGAAAGTAATGGGATCCTTTACGAGGTAAATGCCTCTCACTGTTCATGTTATGGACTACAAGGCCAATGGGCTCCAGAAGAAACAAACTGGAAGGCTATAGGCATGCGCGAATTCCATGATCATTATGACAGTGAGCAGACAGTTAAAGAAGTAATCTCTAAGTTGGTGTCTAAGCTCGGTTAAACTTCTTTACAGTAATACCGCAACACGCTATAACGTAAGCACAACACAAAGGAGTGCTTATGAGAATCATAGCGATCTCGAACCAAAAAGGCGGTGTGGGTAAGTCTACGACCGCAATTAATCTTGCTGCCGGGTTGGCGTATTGTGGTAATAAAGTATTACTGGTAGACATCGACCCTCAAGGAAACACCTCTAAAGGTCTTGGAATCAGCACTGAATCCAAGCTAACCATATCTGATCTTCTCTGCAATGAATCTGTATCCGTAGCGGACGTACGTCAGCCCACCTACATCAAAGACCTTGATATCATACCGGCTGATCTATCTCTAGCCATCGCGGACATGAAATTGTCCTCTATGGGCGCAAAGGAATTTCGCCTCAAGAATAAGATCGAAAACGAGCAGCATGACTACATCATTATCGACTGCCCGCCTAACTTCGGAAACCTAACGATCAACTCATTCATTGCAGCTAAGGAAATCATCTTGCCAGTTCAATTACGCTATTTCGCCTTAGAGGGCGTCAATAGCTTCATTGAGACTGTCAACTACATCAATGAAAAAATCGGCTGGGTACAGAAACACCGTATTGAGATCACCGGCGTTCTGGTAACCTTCCACGATCTACGCGCGAACGCAGCTAAGGAAGTTAATACAGCCTTGCATGAAATCTTCGGATCCAAGTTGTTAAATACAGTAATACCGCAAAACATCAAACTGGATGAAGCCCAAAAGAATGGCAAGTCGATCTTCGATTATGCACCTGATTCAAAAGGCGCAGAAGCTTATCGTAGCTTAGTGGAGGAAGTAAAATGTCGAGCTTAGAACAGGCTAAAGAAAGCATCAAAAAGAAGATGCAGTTGATGGATTATGAGGCAATACCGCAAGGAGTAAACACGCCAACACCTCAAGAAGTTAAAACGCCTAGACAGGAAAAAGTTAAGGTTACAGTCTACCTAACAGAAGAGCATTGGGAGATGTTCAATACCTTATGCCTAGAAGAGATGAAGCGCTCAGGGAAACCTGAAAAGTCCAAGATTCTATGCGATGCTATTGAACACCTGTATAAACTAAGGTCTAGCTCCTGAGTAAAAATAGTTGTGAAGGCGCTGGTATTGAGCGTCCTTCTCAGCTTTAATCCTACGTGCCTCTTCATCGAACTGGATAAGTTTACCTTCCAGCAACGCGATATACTTTCGCTGAGTAGTGTCTAACTCATCCTTCATATCGCGGTTAATTTCATATTTAAGATCCTTAAGCATCTCAACTGCTTGATGACTCTGCTTCTCAGCAGCCCTCACAGTACCGTGAAAAGCATTCAACTCTAAACGCATTAGCTTTTCTTTGTCTTCTCTCTCTTGCTTCGCTTTGCTCTTGAACCAATTAAACATCTTGCCTCCAGATGGTTAAATTTTGTAACCGACTCGTGCCGGGTGGACTTGAACCACCGACCAGCACCTTATAAGAGTGCCGCTCTAACCCCTGAGCTACGGCACGTTAGGACTCGGCAGGGATTGAACCTACGCGCTGCGGATTAACAATCCGCTGCTCTACCTCTGAGCTACGAGTCCGATCGGGATCAGACAGAATCGAACTGTCGCCTCCTGCGTGACAGGCAGGTATGCTAGCCGCTGCACCATGAACCCAAATCAGGAGGGTAGGACTTGAACCTACGACCTAGAGCTTCCAAAGCTCCCGCGCTAGCCAACTGCGCTACCTCCTGCTACGGAACTATAGGATCTTGAAAGGCGTTTTCCTTGTTTAACTCTCTCATGAGATACCATCTAGCCTTCAAAAGATCCTCGTGGCGCTCGCCTTTCTTCCCAGCCCTTAAAACATATTTTACTACGTTTCCAAGATTGAAACCTAAATCGAACGCCTCAATGACTTCTATGCTCTCCATGCCGCGCCCTTTATAGTGAGCAGGATGATTCACATTATCCATTTAAGTAGTCCTCTGGGCGCACCGCCTTAAGAGTTAATCTCCCATCCACCCAAGCATGTTCTAAGATCCCGAAGCCGTGAACCATCTCATCAGCGAGGCACTTTCCATACTCCTGAATAGAGACGCCATCCATTCCTTCCTTGAAAGTCTTTAAGGCCTTCGTCAGATGAAACGCTACATCCTCAGGATGATAATCGGTTCCCCACATCGCTCTATTCACCACACGCTGCGGATCCAATACAGGATCCGGGCATATGTATGGGCGAATCCTTCCTAGATGCTCTAAATGTCTTAGAACTTTCCGAAAGCAATTCATTAGCAAGCTCCTCGGCAGCGATCATCTTCGCGGTCGTCATCTATAGCTCTCAAGATCGAAGTCAATCGGGACTCAACAACTTTTAAGTCACTCAAGTTTTTACCCAAACGCGCTAGTTCACCAACTAACTGTTCGATTTTAATTTGCAGTGCTTTTAAATCTTTCTTTGCAGTTTCTTCAATGAAACTAACTTCATCTTCATTAAACATCTTCTTATTCCCTCTGTTAATCATGTTAAATTTATACTCAGGCATCTCGCTTAACTGGCGCGCCTTTCTCATATTGTATTCAAGCTGGCTCTGACGTAGAGAGTCCATCCACGGAGAATCAGATTTCCATTTGTCCCACGCTTTCTTTGCTTCCTTGTATGGTAACTCCAAGTCTACATAGGAAAGCTGCTCTGGCCCCGGATCTGCATAATCGCCCAAAGATACACAGCTTGGTAAGGACTCGTATCTCCTAAAGCGAATAGTCTGTTGAGGCCTCTTTCGGATTCTGCGCTTACGGTCGGGCTTTCTAAGATTGACCACCCACGCGTCGTTTAATATCGCCGTCCCCTGTTTAAACTTTCAGCCGAGTACGTCCTGATCAGGAATGAAGCTAAATCGGTGCTCAGTAGGAGGCCTGTAGATTAATTCCATTAAACTAACTCCACTTCTGCGGTGATATCTATCTTGGTGACTTGCTTCAACCCTACTAACGAGTAGACGACCCATCCATCATTTTGCAGATACTTACGAGTCGCAACAGGATCAGAAACAACAAAACATTCGTAATAATCATTATCATCTTGCCTTAGACCCATCGGGTCAAATCGAGGCTTTAATACTAAAAACATTAAACCTTCTCCCCTCTCATCATTTTCTTAAACCTGCGCCAATGATTATTCTGTGTCTCCTCTTTACCTACCGATAAGACACGAAACATCTTACGCAACTTTTTAACTCTAACCTTACGCATTCTCACCGCCAGCCGTAATCTTTATCCTGTAGACAGATGAACTCGAATTCAATTGCATGCCCTCGACCTTAGACAGCATATTAGTCAGAATAATAGTAGCCTCATCCATCAAACGGAATATATCCACTTTCTCGTCTTCAACGTCTCTAGCACAGGAGTCTCTATAGAACGTAAACTCGAATACCTCCGAAGACTTCCTCTTGATACTCAACTCAGATAACGCCATACATACCTCCAGCATCTTAACTGAACATATAACTGAACATTCTCGATAGCGTCAAGAAAAAATTAACTGGATATTGAAATAATTTTCTGTGAAAGGTCTAGACAAAAATATTTGAAAAGGATACATTGAAGTTGTTCATTGATATCCTTAGTTTTGTGTTGGGGTCACTCTCGCAAGAGAGTGGCCTTTTTTCTTGTTACCGATTTTTAAGAAATTGGTAGAAAGGCTCCCCGCTTATAGGAGAGCCACTTTCGAGTGTTATGACGCACATGACCTTGCCATCCACAACAAGGACAATCGCTATGCCGCTTCTTGTAGTATTGCTTTTTGGTCATACAGTGCCTTCATTAACCTTTTACGATTAGCGTATACCCGATTGGATAAACACCACGAACAATGATAACCACATCCCCTTCGCTTCTCTTTCCTCCACTCTTTACCCGATTTGATAGCTTTATCTAATGACATGCTCCTCCTAGGTGATGCGCGATCCATTACC